ACCGAACAATTGGAGGTGTGCCTTCAAGTTTGCCTGCCGACCTCTTAGGGTCAGTAACTAAGGAGGTTTCTAGTCTCCCGTTTGAATACCCAGGGGATTGGTATTCGGTTGATTTTCGGGCTCTCGAAATTCAGCTAAGGCTGAAGAGTCTTACAGCATAGTCTTGACCCGACAAATCTACGACGGCGTGAGCATAGCCTCTTGGATTTCTACAATCGACCCCTATCCCGGCGGCAACTTTTTCACCAAAAATGCTTGGCAAGGTAGTGGTGCTCCTTGGAATGAGTTGGTTGTTTTCGCACCCAAGCACTCGGACCTGGCCTTCGCCGTAGATATATTTGAAGTTCCGGAGCCAAGTTCAGCCGCTTTAGTCCTTTTTTCAATTGCTGCATGGCGATTCTCTAGAGGTGGAAGACTCGTCAGAAGGAACTGATTGCGCCACCCAAGAGCAAGAAGAAGTAGTCAGTTCCATCGACTTATTAACTGGTTGCTTTCTTACTTCAAGCGCCAGTCCATCCGCCAATAGACACGCGTTTAACTCAAGGAGTTTCGCTCTTTAAGGCAGGGTTGCCGGTCACCGATGTCGCACATCGCACCGGCCGTAGCGTTATTGCGTAGCGCCGCAGCCACCGACCAACTCAGACCAGCGCGTCTGTAGTTGCGCGATCCTCATATGGGTTTGACGATGACTTCGGTCATAACGCCGTATTCGTCGCGCTGAATGGTGAAGCGATAAGAGGCCGGCTTCGCAGGTGGCGCGCTGAGTCCATCTCGGCCGTCGCGGCCATTTATTCCAGGGTCGCCCGTCGGTCCGCGCTCGCCGTCTTTGCCGTCGACACCATCCCGACCGTCTGTTCCGTCTTTCCCGTCGCGCGGCGCTTCAAGAAAATCGGACAACTGCCTGGATACCTCGAGCAATTCATCAAGTCCGTCGTCATTCATTGGCATGGTCTCCGTTGAGTTGCTTCAAGCGCATGTGCTCGCAATAGACCCGCCAGTCAGCCTCATTGACGGGTTCGTTGAATGGCCAGCCGGAAGACTTTTGCACGACGGCTTCGGCCGGCATGCTCTTCTCTCGCCTCGCCAGCGCGGCAGCGGCGCGCGTGAGTTCCTCGACCACGGCCTTTAACCGCGCCTTCTGGGCAGGGTCTGCAGCGGTACCGAATGGGTCGGGTTGTGAATCACGCTTCGCCAGCGCGGCCAGGCTGTAGTTTTGAACCTGCATTAGCGGGCTATCGCCACCATCGACGGGCGGAAGATCCTCGCGGGCACGGGCTTCGTTTGGCGATAGCCATCCGCCTCCGACAGCCTTACCCAGCGCATCGAATCTGCCGGCGCTGTCCATGCGCAACAGGTCGTGCAGATCGAACTCGATACGCTGGCCGATCGGCAGGCCGAGACCATGATCGAGACACTGCTCGAGCGATTCGATTAGGCCCTGCAGGCACCCGGAGTAGTAGCTGCTTTCGAGCGCCTCGACATTCGTCATGTTTGGCGGCGGCCCGGCGTTGATCTTGAACAGCGGCACCCGGAACGCACGCGCGACATCCTCGACTGTCCAGCGCAGTTGTTCAATCATCTGCGCGTCGGATGCCGGGATCGTCATCGGCTTGTAGTCGAGACCATCACCGAGCACCAACAGTTTGCCGATGTTGGAGCCAGCGAAATTGCGTTCGAAGTCCTGCTTTAGCCTGATCGCGGTCTCGTCTGAAATCGTCTCCGGTGCGGTCAACATGCCGCTGGGTCGGCTCATGTTCTGAAAGAACGTCGCGCTATTGGTTTGGATCCTGTTGCCCTGCGTCGCACTGAGTGCGCATGCCGTGAGTGGTGACACACCGACCAGCGGATGCCAGAGCGTCATGCCGCGGTCGTGAATGACTTCGCTGGCCGGGACCACCATGCCTTCAGGGATGCGCGACAGGTCATCACCACCGACCGAGTAATACACGTCGCCCTGCGGCGTGACCATGGGTGTCACCCGACGCGGGTCGACCATGAACAGCGCGACAACTTCGCCCCGGGCGTTACGGGATTTCAGCGCGTAGGCGTTGCCGTGCAGAAGTTTGGATGTGACCCAGCGCTCGAGGAATTGCAGGCGGGTGGAGAAATGATTCGGCCGGCGCAGAAGTTCAACAGGCGGAGTTGCCGCGCGGAGCTCAGTCCACACGCCGCTGCGGCCGTCGCGCTGCATGTGTTTTGGAGCAAGTTTCGAAACGTCCTGAGCGATGCAGGCCACGCATGCGAACACGGCCGAGAAGCTGGTAATCGAGCCGATGGCGTCGACCGAAATTCCGCGCTGCCAGTCGCCGCTGTTTGCTTCTCTGAGCCAGCCACCCATCGACGAGCGCACCGGCACTGCGCCAGCGTTTTTGAAGATGCCCGCAAGTCCGCGGTTCAGCACCACCGCAAGTGAATCATTCGCCACGGGTCAACCCTTTCGCGAGTGCGCAGCCGAAAAACAGCGGCGGGATCGATCCGATCAGCAGCGTGGCGCCGGGGCCCAACAGCAGGTAGACGCCCCACAACAGCAGCGAGAACCCGAGCCCCATCGAGAACACAGCTAGCGCGGCAGGCGATCGAACCATCGACCAGGCCGAAATCAGTAGGGCGAACTTGGGTGTGTCCATAGTTCAGCGCGGCTTGTTCAGGTAGACCGCACCGCCACTCTTCGCCGGTCCCAGCTTGACCGGCCGTACCGGCCGCGCCTCGGGTGGCGGATCCAGGTCGACAACTGGTATTCCGACGCTTCGGCCGAGTCCTGCCGCCTTGCTTGTGGCGCCGGCAAACTGCAACAACGCGTCCGCCAAGTTTTGCGCCGAAATGCGGTTCAGCTCGACTTTGACGATCTTCGATCCGCCGCCGCTGATCGATGCGATTGATAGCTGCAAGTCGCCGCTTAAGTGGATGACTGTTCTGTACTTCACGGAGCCTCCTGATTCGATGGCCGCGGTTTTATCTGGGCCACGCTGGAGCGCAAGAGTCGCGCACGTTTGGGGGCAGTCAGAAGGGTTTAACTACTGCTGAAACCTGCCAAATAGTCGAGCCCCGAAGTTTTTTGCCTGACCGCAGGATGTACTGGCCAATCACGAGACCATCGGCCCTGTGCAACAGCTTGCCCAGGCGCTTGGCGTGATCGATGCCCGTGTCGCCGATCTTGAGCAAGTCGGCTGCAGCACTGTTCGGCGCATGCGTTCGAAGGTGCGAAACCAGTTCGGCAGCCGATGCAGTTCTAGGCACGCCAGTCGACATCGACGGAAACGCGGCGCTGATGATTTCCTCGAGCGCCTGGCGTTCCTCGTCGCTGATCGAGTCGGCCGGCTTCGGCGCCTGCAGCGCGGCGGCGATCTGCGCGGGCAGTGCTTCAAGTTGTCGCGATAGCTGCCGGTTACTTGCGATCAACTCGGCCACCTGCGCGGCCGTAGGCGGCATGTCCTGCGTCCGATCGGATGGCAGGGTGCCGAAGGGGTTTGATTTCTGCATCGTCACAGCGTGAAGCACTGATAGCGTTTCTCGGTGCTGGCACCTGCGTCGCGCTTCGCAATCGCCATCGCCATGACCAGCGACACCATGCCGTCTATGCGGCCGGTCGACTTCGTTTTGTCCAGCTTCCTGTTGCCGGCCGGGTCGCGGGTGACGGCAGCATTCGCAGCGCACATCGACAGCACCGGGTGACTGCCGTGCGCGATGCGCGAATTCAGCAGTTCGCCCTCGAGCGCCTCGACTGCCGGACTCATCGACTGGAAGCCTTGCCCGAAGGCTTGCAGCTTGTCTGCGAACGCATCCGGGGCGCCCTGGCGCTTCAGGGATGCCCGGAACACATCGAAGCGCCAGCGGTCGAATGCGACAGCCTGCAGATCGAACTCACTCGCCATCGACAGCAGTTCGGCCGCTATCACGTCGTAATCGATCGTGGCGCCCGGTGTCGTGTGCAGATACCCTTCTCTGGCCCACTCGACGTAGGCGGCATGATCTCGCCGGGCACGATCGCCGAGACCCACAGCCGGTGTCCAGAAATGCGGCACGACTTGCCACACATCGCCGATCCGGTACACGAGAACCAAGGCGGTCAGGTCGGACACGGCCGACAGATCGAGACCAGCCCAGACCTTCGTTTTTCGATTGAACGGCAGCGGCTCGGCGCCATTGGCCAGCCACAGCGACCGTGATGCAAAAGGCGCGACGGCTTGCACCCGCTGATTCAAAACCAGGTTTCTGAACATCGGCTCGCGCGACGGCACGCGCTTTGCCTCTTCGGCCATGGTGCGGATGTGGTCGACATCGAGGATCGTGCCGAGCGCTGGGTTCGCTGCCGCCCATGCCGATTCATCCAAGAGATCGCAATCGGCCGGCGCTTCATACACATGGCAGACCGTGTGCGGGTCTGCGCTGCGGCGCGCGTCATCGATCATCAGCGACATGAAATCGCCATCGTTCGCGGCCTGAGTCGAGATCACGAACTCGATCGGCTGCGCATGCGCGCCCTGGCCGGAGTGCAGCGCATCGAACAGGCTGCAGTGCGGGCCGATGACCTGGCCAGCTTCATCGAAAACGAAGGCGGCCGGCGACGTGCCCATGGCGGTCGATGCCTCAGCCGACAGCGCCCGGAAGCGAACGCCGGTCAGGGTGCACAGCATTTCGCGCTGGCTGTCGCGCAGCACCATGTGTTCGGACAGGTCGGGGTGCAGGCGGATCATTTTCGCCATCAACTGAAAAACCACCGACGCCTGTTCGCGGGACAGGGCAGCGCTGAAAACCTGCGAGTTCTGCGCGGCGAGTGGTCCGATGACGTAGGCCAGCAACAGCGCGGCCACGAGGCTCGATTTCGCATTCTTCCTGCCAGTCGACAGGATCGCGCGCCGGGTGCCGTGCGGGTTGTCGAACACGTCGCGCAGGAAGTCTTTGTGGAAGTCCATCAAGCGCATCGGCTGCCCGACTGCGCGGCCTTCGGGGATGCGAACGTAGGTCTCGACGAACGCGATGACCATCTCGGACTTCAGCATTATTTGACCCTCGCCAGACCGCCGAGCAGCGGTGCCGGGTTCGTCGGCTGCTCGGCGCGCTGTTGGGCTTTGTGCGGTGCTGAATGGCCGGCCAATGGGGCGATCTTCAGCCTGTTGGCGATCCCGGCCAGGGTCTTGCCGATCAGACCGAGCTGCGTGAGCGCCCGACAGGCATCGGCCTTCGGATCGAGCATTTCCTGAGCATCGGCAGCGGCGACCAGCTTTGCCAGCTTGCGCTGGGCGCAGGTCAGTGAAACGTAGCCCTCGACCAGCGGCCGGTCCCGTTCGGACAGATGGCCGGCCGGCGTGGCGTCGACGATCTGCTTCCAGGCGCGGCGTTCGTCAGCAGCGAGACCGGGTGACGGCTTCAGCTTGCCGGATGCGGCGGCGGTGTGCGTGGCGCGGGCTTCGGCGGAAAGTCTGGGCATGGTTCAGTCCCGTGAAAGTGGAAAACGTTGCTTCACCGACCTGCACGACCGGTGTTCAGGGTCGACCCCTGTGCAGATATGCACACCCCCCCGCGCGCTCGCGCTCGAGCTCCTGCCGCCATGGGTGCGACGGATCAAGCGGCACGCCGTCGCGGTCGCAGCCTCGGACGAAGCCGGAGCGCTCGAGTTGCTGCTTGTCCCTGGAATGGCATGCCGGGCACAGCGACTGGAGCGGGCCGGCGAAGAGAACCGGATCTCCGCGGTGCGGCGTGACGTGGTCGACGGTGTTGGCTGCGGTGACGATGCCGCGGGCCTCGCACATGACGCACAGCGGGTTGTGATGCAGGTGACGTGCGCGGCGCTTGCGCCAGGCCGAGCAGTTGTAGAGGGCGGCGTGTTGGCTCACGCTGCCACCTCATCACGCAAACCCACATCGGTTCCCGGCGTTGGGAACTGATGGGGAACTGACGGAACCGGCACGCCCCTTAGCGCCCAGCCTTGACGTAGTGAAACGTCAGTCAGGGCAGGGCGTGATTGCAACGGTTCCACGGTTCCATCCCTTAAGGCGGGAACCGATTTCTGGAACCGATAAAGCGGGCTCATTCGGCTGCATCCAAAAAGCGTGATCCTTCGATCGTGAGCACGTATTCGGGTCGAGTAGTGGAACCGCTCGGGGAACCGTTGCGCAAATGGCCCCTGCTTTCCAGGTCATCGATTCGACCGAGTGCAGCCTGCTTGTTGCCGCCCACTTTGGCCGCGATGGCGTTCTTCGATGTCGCGCCGGCCCGCACCGCGCGCAGTACGTCGCGGTCACGTTCATCGAGCACCTGGTCGCGGCTCAGTGATGCGCCGGCAACGCGGCCGATATAGAACCCATCGCGGTGCAGGCAGAGCGGCGGCGGCGGTTCAACCAACAGGCTGCCGCGTGTCGAGTGGAGGATCAAGGGCTTGCCTTTCTCCATGCCCGCGCGCCTGATCAGTCCGTCGACATCGGACCATGTAACGGACTGGAGCAGCAACACGAAGCGGCAGTTGTCGGCGATCGCGGCCGATCCGCTGCCGCAGTACATATCCTGCACGCCGTCACGGAAACTCTGCTTTCCGGTGTGGTGGCTCACCAGTACCGCGCAGCCTTTCAGCCTTGCGACCTCAGTCGCGCCCGCGATCGTCAGCTTGACCACCTGCTCGTCGTTTGACGAGCCACCTGCGAACTGCCGCAACGTGTCCAGGCCGATCAAGCGCAGATCCGTGATGCCAGCCAGTGCCTCCGCAATCAGGTTCTCCAGACCAGTCGAAACGGGTGCGCCGTTGGGGCTCGCGCAAAACGTTTTCTCGCCTTCCAGGCCCTGCAGCGAGTGCAGTCGCACCTTGTTCCTCACCAGATCCAATTCCGTGCCTGTGAGCGTCATTGCACGAGCCACACGGGCCAGTGCGCCGTCGAGATCGTCTTGCGTGTCGTCGCTCGATATCAGGACGAAGGTGCCTTGCTGAACCTTGAGTCCCATGAACGGCCGGCCCGTTGCGATGGCCACACCTAGACTGAGTTGCAGGCTGGTCTTGCCAGTGCCACCCGCGGCCACCAGAGCACCGACCTTGCCGGCTGGAATCAGACCCTCGACGACGTAGTCGACCGGCTTCTCGAGTGCGAGCAGGTTCTCGGGTGGCTTCCATCGCTGGAGCGCGCCGACCCATTCGTGCGCATCAGCTATCGATGGCTGCGTGCGCTCGATTCGCTGAAGGGTTCGCTCGGCGATGTTCATCTGGTCGCTTCCGCGCCGATCTCGTGGATCAACTTCATCGACGTCGTGAGTCGATCGAAGTCTTCGGGTGTCAACTCGACACCTGCACGAAGGTTCGCGGCAGCGGTCCAAACGACTTCGCATTCGAACGTGATGGCCTCGAGCGCCTCACGCGCAGACATGGCCCGCGGCCGGCGCTGCTCACGCTGCCATTGCTGGCGTGCTGCCGTGATCTGATCGAGTGCGACGCTGGCCCGGCGTTGGGGTTCGACTTCGGCCACGGTCATGCGCCAGCCCTTTCCGCCCACTGGCACACGCCTGCGAGACCTCCGCAGATCTCGGTGTAAAGCGACCAGCGACTGACGAAGTATTTCGGCAGTTCGTTGGGCTCACCCACTCGGAAGAGCTGGTGCCCCTTGATTGCCAGGCGGGCTCGCAAGGTCTGGAATTGCTTTTCGTCTGCCGCGGCTTGCTGCGCGGGTGTGGCGGCCGTCATGAGCGGCCCCCGCGTTTCGTCGCCAGCCATGCGTCGAGTTCGCTGACATCGATCAACGTAGTGCGCGACGTTGGTCGGATGAGCTTTGGGAATGTCTCGTCACATCGCGACCACCGGAAAAATGTGGCGACGGATATGCCGAGCCGCTCGGCTGCCAGCTTTGGGCGAAGTGCTTTGCTGGCCGTGCGCGGGGCGCTCAAGCGCCACCTCCGACGAGCGCCCTCAGGTCAGCAACTCGCCAGCCGAGTCGGCCGCCGATACGAACCGCGTGAATGGGCCCCGATGATCGGGATGACCATTCACGCAGCGTCTGCGGCTGCCGGTTGAGGTGGAAGGCGGCAGTCGCAGTGTCGACCACGCTGCGGGTTTCAAGATGGAGCGGGACGTATCCCGGCGCGTTCACATGATTCATAGAGCTGGCCTTTCGCTTTTCAACAAAAGCCAAGGCCGCGGTCGGCATTTACGTGCGATGCCGGAAATCCGCTTACTATTCCGCCGTCCTCCCCGGACTGCGGTGCCTTGGCGCCGTACGAGGTAGCAGGGGATTGCCGTCCCCTGCCACCTCACCTTCGACTCCGGTGACAACTGTCGATAGGTCATTATTTGCGGGAATTTGCAAAAGCAAGCCGGCGTTGAATGCCTTTGTGCTTTTCGCGTTTCCAGAATTTGCTGATATTGCAATCGACGCGAGCGTTGATCCGCCCATGAAAAGCATCCACTGCAGGGCCCACCTTCCATTCGCGGTGTCGTGTTCTTGGCCCGATATTTGACTGCGCGTCCCCGGCAGGTACTGCGTCAGTTCTTGCCGTTAAATTCATGCCGATCGGCGGGCGTTGAACAAGGTGTCGATGCCCATGTCGGAATAAAAAACGGGCCCATCGGGCCCGTCAAGAATATCGATAACTACTTCCGCATTAGCGGCAGATTTGCGCGGCCATCGGCCTGATAGTTTGGCGCGCTTTATTGACACGCGTTGCGTTCGGACCACCCGTCCGACCCACCTATGCCGCGGGATTTCTCTTCCCCGCTGGCAACTTGCTAACGGTCGCACGCTTGTGAGCGCGTCCGCAAAAATCGGCCCATTGCTGCATGAGCAGGGTTCGCTTGTCGAACAGATCGCCGCGTCGATAGGCGGCTTCAACCTTGTCACCGATCGCGTGCGCGAGCGCCAATTCAGCCACATCGCGCGGCGTGTCGGTGCGCTCGGATGCCCAGTCGCGGAACGTGCTGCGGAACCCGTGCGGCACAGCGTCGACTTCCATCCGGCGCATGCAGGCACTCAAGGTCATGTCTGACAGTTGACCGCCGCGAACAGCCGGGAAGACAAGATCATTGCCGTCGACCTTCGGCAGCGCCTTGAGCAGCGCCAGCGCGGCATCTGAAAGTGGCACGCGGTGTTCACGCCCCATCTTCATGCGAGCGCCTGGAATCGTCCAGGCTTTCGCCTTGATGTCGATTTCGGACCAATACGCGCCCCGAGCCTCACCAGATCGCGCCGCGGTCAAGATCGCAAACTCGAGGCACCGCGCGCCCGTTCCTTCCATCGCACGAAGGCGGACCATGAACGCACCGACGTCGTTGATCGGCAGCGCGGCGTGATGCTCAACCGTGGTCACCTTGCTCGGCTTCGGTAGCAGGTGGTCTAGGTGACCTTTCCACCGTGCCGGGTTCAGGCCCTCGCGATACTTGTTGACTGCTGCCCAGTCCAGAACGCTTTCAATGCGGCCCCGAACGCGAGTCGCGGTCTCGGTCTTGGTCGACCAGATCGGCCGCAACACGTCAAGCACATGGGGCAGGTCGATGTCGCGGACCAACAGCTTGCCCATGATCGGCGAGGCATAGGTCGCAAGTGTTGCGGTCCACTGCGCTGCGTGCTTCGGGTTGCCCCATTCCGGCGTCTTGGCTTCGATGAAAAGCTCGGCGCATTGGTCGAAAGTCTTCTCGGCTGCCGCGGCGGCTTGCAACGCGCTGCGCTTCGATTTGAATTCCGCGACGGGATTCACACCGGCTTTGATTTGCACCCGCATCGCCCGCGCCGCATCGCGTGCGCTGGCCAGAGTCACGTCTGGAAAACCGCCAAGTCCGATCTCGGTGCGCTTGCCGCCGATCATCGT